ACACAACCCGCTACGGGGGAGACTTACCCGAAATCTGATTTATTCAACAAAGCCATTTCTAGATATAAAACCCGCTATTGCGAAGCTCTGGTTTCTTTTTGGCAGTTCGCCTGCCACGCTTTGTTATGCGTCAGGATGTCTTTCTTCGTCTGACGGTCCATAACGTCGATGTCGTGATCAGTCAGGTAGATTGGCTTTACCCAGTCACAGGAATCGTGGACTAAAACATAACTGGGCTTTGGAGGACCACCAACACAGCCAGCAGCCAATGCTGACACGGAAAGCATAGAGATAAACATGAAATATTTATTCATTGTTGTCCTGCCATGGTTGAGTTAGCAGCGCCTTTTCAACACTCCATCCCCTGCTCAATCGGTGCGCGATTGTCTTTACTTTTACACCATAGGTTTCGGCTGCTTTGGTAATGCACATTCGACCTGCTGGTGTATCGAGCATATGGTTACTTCGTCGGTTTCTTGCCTGGTCTTTTGGTGTCGCCCATCGGCAATTTTCTGGTGAGTACGCCTTATCTACATCAATCCGATCAAGTGTATGACCTGCTGGACGCTCGCCCATGTCTTTCAGGAAAGCTTCAAAATTGCCCCAACGCTCACAAACTGAAATTCCGCGACCACCATAATCTCCGTAATACGCATCGCCGGGATAATTGCAGCGCCGCTGCATTGACAGCCAGCTGATATAAGTGGGAGAAGTTTCTGACGGTCTGCGATGCCCGTGTTTTACACCTGACATGCAACCGCAAGATTGTGTCCTGCCAGAGCGCAAGGCGTTTGACCTGATTATTTTTTCTGTGCCACACTCACAACCGCACAACCACATTGAAACGCCCGATTTATCCTTATTGGCGTAGGACTGCACAGTCAGCTTGCCGAACTTAACGCCGGTTAAGTCGATTGTTTTCCTCATGTTCACCCCTTATGAGCCGCGCTTCCACGTGTCACGCAGCTCGCGATCAACATCGTCATCAGGCATGCGGTTAACAGTCTGCTGTACATTGCTGGCCTCTTTCGTTGCTTCTACCCGCCGTTCGGCTACTGCTTCAGTGGCTGCGGCCTTTTCTTCGGTGCGCTGCTGGTCGGCTTTTGCTTCTGCTTTGCTGGTGCCGCGTGAATGGCCAATGCCAAAAGCACCAGCGATAGCAGCCATTATCAGGGCAGCAATACCGACGATTGTTTCTAATCCCATATCAACCTCACACCAATACCGTTTTGGCCTGTCCGAAGCGAGCTCGACGATCTTCAAGTCCGTTCGTTCCGCCGTTGATGATCTTCGTCACCTGCAGTACGTCGCCGGAATACTTTAGGCATCCCTTAGTAGCGAAGAACCACGCCGCGCTTCTGGCCGCATAAACATCTTCGGCTAATAGCTCAGGTTGCTTAACCAGATCAACCTTCAGGCCGTTACCGCAGTCACGGTAGTTGTTGAGGCCGGTAATCTGGATAAGTCCACGGCCACGGTATAACCAGCCGTCACCGGGAGCGTTGTTCCCCATTCGCTTGCTGTATACCAGGTTAGCAATCGCGCGTTGGCGCTCAATCGGTAAAGTGCGCTCTTCAGGACGACGTCCAAGCGTGTTTGCCTGGTCAGTAGTGAGTCGTCCGGCGGATGAAATTCACGAGTGCGGTAATGCGATAATTGAAGCTCTCCACCAGCAGCGTGAAGCCAGCTGATTCATGCCCTGCCTGAGCGATGAACATCGCCTGGTCAACCGGCTTAGTGATGCCGAACTCTTTCATCGCATCACTTACTGGCTGAAACCAGCGCGCAGCTAACTCGGCGCTTAGCCCAGCCGCCTTTTGAAATTGTGATTGGTCCATTAGTGCCTCAGTGCATCAACCAGGCGCGCTACGTTTCCCCGAGCCCATAGAACGGCGGCGCATATCAGGACGTTCACCAGCACCACGAACCAGTGCGATTCATGGTACAGGCCGAACAGGTAACGGAAAGGGACGCTGGCGTATACCAGCACCGTGAAATAAGCCATCAGCGATATCAGAGGGCGATGTCTCGCCCCTCCGCGCTGGTAGAACATCAGTGCAATAACGATAACAGCAGAGATAATTGCGTTTGCCATCGCACTCGGATCACTTGTTACCATTGCTGGCCCCTCCACCACGTAAACGCGAGAGAATTCCAAACAGGCTACCCAAATCCTGACTGTTGACGAACGTCAGCAGCTTAATAGCAATAGCGGCTACGATTACCGCGCCCAGCGCATCAAGTGGCCTGTCGCTATACCCCGTCCATTTGGAGAAGTAAGAGCCAAGCAGTGGAGCGCCGATAACGCCGAAGATGAATGAGGTGATGAAGTAGCCCACCAGCTTAAGGCGGCTGATATTAACCGCAGTTGCGACGTAGAACACCGCCCCAGCGAATGCGCCAAACACCACACCGTAATCTATGCCGGTTGCCAGGCCGAACATGCTGGCCCCCATCAGCCCACCAGCCGCTACCGTAGTGCCAGAAACAGGATCGGACATTTAGCCCCCTCTTATTGCTGTAAGTCCTCTCAGAATGAGGGGATACAAAAAAGGCCACCCGTAATGGGTAGCCAGTTAATTTATTTAAATCCACTTTTATTCAATTTCTATTTACCGATTCTAATTTTTACTTCTTTAGCAATTCCTGAGGGAATCGAAACTCGTGTTGATTTCGCCCCGCTCCAGAAAATCCTGAACTCATCCTGCCATGAATCAAGATAAGACTTCAAAAAATGGTCTCGGTTATGTCCTTCAGTGTATTCACAGGAGCGCATGACTCCTGAAATTCCTAGCTGCCTGTCAATATTACGCTTCAAAAGTTCAACATCGCTAATCTCAACACATGCTCTTTTTCCAAGTCTTCTGGCAAGATCTGCGCTTTTAGAATTGGCGAGGCAGAGAACGAGACCATCTTCAAACCTTTGCTCAAACTTAATTGTTCCAGGATAAAAAGAACCATCGAAGGTTGAGTTGATAAATGTAACCGTTCCACTGCCTTCGAATTTAATGATATTAGAGAACGCTTTAATATCATGCGTGGAGGTATCAATTAAATTCTCATCGGGAGTCATAACACCATTTCTTTCGTCAGAAAGATAAGTGCTGGCCTGAAACAGAGGAACAACCCCACCTCTGATCCAAGGGTAAACCCATTCCGGTTTAGTCAGATAAAGATATTTTTTCATAGCATCCCCTTTTTTTAGAGATGATATCCGAAAAAATAAAAACCCGCACTTGTGGCGGGTTTATGTTTTGTTTTGTTGCTCAGAACGCTTTACTGTCCCGAGCCTAACACAATTTAAGCACTTTCTTGCTCACTCTGCAACATAAATCTGTCGCCATTTGTGCCGAACACGTCACAAAGTGGAGCGTATAGGATCGATTCCGCCAAACTTACCCATGTATCGATTCGGCGGCGGCAGGTTATTAGCGTCCAGTCAGGGTGTTTTTCATTAAGCTCGTTGGCCATCTGCAGTTTGCTCTTACGCAACCGGTGACGGTCAACGATCACGCCATACAACCCACGGTAATCTTCGTTCATGAGTACAGCGGCGATCACGCCATCAATCTTCAGCCCTTCTTCGTCAGAGCAGAACGCCAGGCCGCTTTTGTTTTTGCTGTTAAGGATTTCGCGGAGATATGCTTCCAGCTCAGGTTTAGTGATACCGGATTTTTTCATACGACGTAGCGCATCGTTGATTGCGGTCTTGGTGATTTTCCCGGATGCAAGTAGCTGGTTGAACATGTTTCCGCAGGAGCCACCACCGATATAAGACCAGCGGCCCCACATGCGGAGTTTACCCTGTACCCAGATACTTTCGAGAGTGCGAAGGCGAACCATTTCGCCGGATTTGCCAACTTCTGAAGGATTGATCATGTTGCGTCTCCACTTACGCCAGTGCGCCGATTGCCAGCGCACGATCTAAAAACCGAAACAACAGCACCAGCTGGTCGCCGTGCTTCGCTTCAAATGCCACAGGATCAGCGTGCAACTCGTCGTGATGCGCTCTGCACAGCGGTATCACAAACAGGTCGTGCGCTTTGGTACCCATTCCACCCTGCCCGTGGCCTATCAGGTGGTGGGGGTCGTCTGCCGGGTTATTGCAGCAACTGCACTGCTGCGACTTCACCCAGCGGGTGTACTTGTCGTTCTCCCAGCGGCGGCGCTTTGGCCTAAGCATGAAAGATTCCGGTGACTCAGGGTCTACCTTAACGGAGACAACCTTCTTCACCTTCTCCTGGAGGATTTCAGTCGCCGGTAACGACGGAACAATGTCGCTTTCCCTCATTACGGAACTGTGCGATTCAGGCTTAATCCTGAGGGCTTTGCTCGCCACTGGTTCAGGAATAAGGTCAGCCAGATCGTTGCGTACCATCCACCAGCAGAATTCCGGAAGCGTCAGGGTATGGTCTTCGCTGAATCCCAGCATAATATTCACCCTTCCGAGTAACCATTTTACCAGGTTCTGCATGGCAATTCCTGCGAGTCTTTCAGTAGTTTGTTCACGCAGTTGGTTATCGCATCCCCAACAAAGGCGAATGCTCCCGGGTGCGTGACGCATCACCGTAAAGTCCTTTGAGTGCCAGTCATTGTGGGGCCACTGACATTCGAATTTACGCTCAAGCCAGGCATCAAGACTGCTAAGACCGCCAGCACGCTGAATAACCCTCTCGTTCAGGAAAAGCTCCTGCATACTGACATCATCTGTCAGTGGCTGATGTGCCTCTGGAATAAGACCTGATGGCAAATGCTGGATTGCTTCTGATGGCGTCTCAATAACAACCCTTCCCTGACGAAACAGCCAGAGCAGTTCATTGCCAGGGCGGAACAGAACCACCCCGGACATTGGTGCAACTTCAGGTGTCAGTAATGCTCTCACTGTTACCTCAGGCTACGATGTCGATTATTTTAAGAAGCTCCGCAAACTTCGACTCAAAGAAATGAGGCTGAGTTTCTCGCGGGTTCGCAGGACTGGTGATGTTCTTGCCATACATGCAGCCTTTGGCAGTAAGTGACCAGAACTTTTTAACACCATTCACTCCAGACCGACTGTTTCGCTCTTTTTGTTCCACAATCCCAAAGCGGGACATCATGTGATAAACCTGATTGGCGGTGATGCGGATGTTTTTTGCTTTAAGCAGAGCGCTGAGTGATTGTGTGGGACGGCTGGACCCATCCTGCGCACCGGCAGGTGCATCGATCGCGTAATGCGGCATCAGATCTGGAAGACCAGCTACCTGCTGGAGTTTTTGATAAGCACCGAGCCTTGAAGAGTTTGAGAGGTTCAGCATTTTCGCCGCCGATTCAAGCAGGATCACGCCAGCCTGAATTTTGTCGGATGTCGGCGCATTGGATGCAGGGTTCTGTACGGCATCGAACGTTCTGATGACTTTGAGGTTAAATTTCGGGCTGATCCACATTGCATAGGAATAAACCAACTCCTTGCAGACGAATGTCCCCTGGTTAACACCACCAGTAAGGGTTACCAACGGGGCCGCTCCTGTAATTCCAGGAGCGCTCGAAATTTCAGCGATGAGTTCTTGCGTTTGGGTAAGACAGGACCAGTTGGAAGGCTGGTGACGTTTTTCACCTCCCGCCGCACGATGCAAATCATTCAGGCAGTAACGACCATCAAAATCACGGCGTACGGAAACGCCATCAATTACGAATAACTGATTCATATGTTTCTCCACTTGTTGTAGTGCGAGCGGGTCTGCACTCCCGCTTCGCTGACACTTTTTAATCTAACACTCATGCGCGTACCAATGCATTGCTATTTTGCCTACCATTTTCGACATAGCTGGCGATCGTTATTTCAACCTTCCCGCCAGGTACCTGCGGTGCCCACTCCACCAGCATTCGTTTAACCTGACTGTCATCCTCCCAGATGCCTGCATGTGTCAGTGCATCAAAAAGCGCCTTGTTGTAATTGTCGATATCGCGGCGGCGGGCATCTGGTGGATAGAGAATGATCTCAACCGCCGCTGGCGCTGTGGTTGGTTTAGGCAGGCGGCGTAATTGTTCAATAATCGCAGCGCAAGCAGCGCTCTGATATTTGCGGCCAGCAGCACTGATGAGATGGCGTCCTGCCAACGGCCCCTTATTCGGGGCTCGCCAGTAAGTGTTTACGCTCGGCGGGAACGGGAGCACCAGTTTCATAAAGTCACTCCCTGTTTTTTCAGCCATTCAACAGCGTTATCTCTCGCCTTGTCTCCACCAGATAAAAGGTCTCTAACGATCGATACCGGATCTACAACCCAATCAGTTTTGACGACGCAAATGCCCCTAGCAACGCCAGGAGCAATGGAGATGTAACCCTTTTTCTTAAGCGCCTTCACGTGCTCAGCAGCAGCGTTCTGCGATGAGCAACCAATCAGTTCAGCAAGCTCTATCAACGTTGGAGGGAAGCCAACCTTCTCAATGTGAACCTTGATAGCTTCATACACTTCACTTTGACGCGGCGTTAATTCGATCATGACTCGACTCCATAACGCCCGTTAAGGCGTCCAATTACGCTGTTGAACATCACCAGGCTTACGCCCATAGGCTTAACCTTCTCGTGATATTCCTTCAGGATCGGCGTTGCTATTGAATTCCACCCTGCTGATGGATTCTCAGTGATGGCTTTCTTAAGCGCGGTGCTACATTGACGAGCAACATCCCGCGCCGCGTTCTCCTGCTCGGTTGATAACTTCTTCATGCTGCATTCTCCCGGTTATTTGCCACCGGAACAGCCACGCCGGAAATCAATTCAACTGCAGCTGACTCAGCCTGATTACCCCAGTGGTCCCAGCCAGGCGCACCGCAACGGCTGAACAGTTCAATGCGCGGAATGTCACCGTAAAGCTTCTCCAGGCGGAAACGGGCCTCTGCTGGCTTCTGGCTGTGCTCCCCTAAAGGGCTGTAGATAACCTGCTTGATGCTGGCGCACTGGCGTTCCAGTCCATTCCCTCTGGTGGCTATCAGCATGTCTTCAGTATTGGCTCGGGTGTAGTTTCCGCCGTTCATGCGGGTCTGCTCGTTAAGCAGGTCGAGGAAGTCGTAAAAATCCTCTACTCCACCAGCCTGAAGAGCTTTGTTGATGTGCTGCTCTGCCAGTTGGTTGAGCTTCACCCAGGTGAATCCCTTCATGGTGCGGACCTTAAAGCCCCACGCTTCAGCCAGTTCAATAGCTTCTTTGGTGTGGGTTCCGGTGAACCACATAGCCAGAACAGCATCATCGGCAGCAAGGTCCCAGACCGGAAGACGCTTCATGTCGATAAGCTTCATCGTACCGTAGTGATTATTAGCCGCGCCGTTGCTGACGGTGTTGCCGTATTCCCAGGCTGGGTCTGCGTAAATCAGTGAATATTTCATCGTATCCTTCCCCTCAGATTTCTAAGGCCAGCTGGGGAGTAAAGCGGTCACGCACTGCGTCATACTTGAGAGCGCTGGCGCTATTAAATGCCTCAATACGCTCAACGAGGACGGCAGCGCGGGTTTCTTTGCTGGCTGGCGCATAAGCTGATTTATCCCATGCCTTATCAATACCGATATTGCGCGCAACGTTTGTGCTGTCAGCTGATGAAAGGGGTATGTGAGTAAAAATGTCTTTATTCAGCATGCGAAGGCCATGGAGCTTGGTAATCGGATAACCATTTGAATCAACTACGTGCCGGATAAGGTCTCGCAATTTTGCCCTGCAGGCGCGTGGTCGCTTTGCATCGTATTCACCCATTGAGCCAATGCAGACACGAGGAAACTCATGGCAGAGACGTATGAATCTCTCGTCAGGTTCGCTCATATGCCAGACAGGTGCACCGACGAATTTACCGTGCGGCCATTCAGCGATAAGCGCATCGTTCTCTTCGCTGGTTCCACCGATAACATCCGGGATAACTGCAAATGCGAAACGAGGGTGATTCATCCACTCCTTGACGAATTCGTAATAGTCTTGCCAGTTAACAGGCTGGCCCTTATCCCAGAAGCTGAATGCGCCGTTATCCAGCGCGAAAGACTGGGTGACTTCGCTGGCCAGAGCTAATTGGCTTGGGTTAGCAAAGCTGATGAACGCATGGCGACCCTTCCACGCTTTAAGAGCGCAGGTATCAGGTGTAATTGGTCCTCCGTGGAAATGAATCATCAGATGTTCCTCGCCTGGCCAGCCAGACACCATCCATCACCGGTGGTTTTAACCCTCGGCGCCATGCTCAGGCAGCGCTTACGCTCTTTGAGAATTTTTGCTCGCATGGTTTCGTTCTTTGAGCGATTGAATGCCTCCATCAGAACGGTAGCAGCGCGCAGATAAAGCCCCTTGTCAGATAACTCTTTAGCCTTGTCCATCATCGCAATGACAGCAGGGTTTGGTGCGCTTTCCTGTTTTGGCTCAGGCATCACTTCGGCTTTTTCTACCGGGTAGCGCGGGACAATAGGCCCAATTGGACCAACAGGTGCCTTTGCGTAGTAACGGAAGTTAGGACGCACACCTTTGCGCTCAGCGCGGTTAAGCATGACCAGGCGGCATGCCGCACGCTGAACACTGTGCAATGCGTACTCCGGCAGTGCTGCAGCAATCTCTTTGTTCGTCAGTCCAGGGTTATTGGCCACGAATAACTGAATTGTTTTCAGAAAGCTCATTGAGTACCTCCGGAAACACGGAAACCTGAGTTGGCTGGAACGCTGTAATCAACGTTCTGGAAGTTGGCCTTAAAGTTTGGGTCAGCGCTACCGCCGAGTTGCCAACGCCCTTTGACACACGCAGGCCTTCCGCGCTTTTGCCATTTCTGAGCCTTGTCAAAATACTCAACGCAATTTTCTGGACCAAAGAGAGTGCTCGGGCGAAGGTAATCATCCATTTTTGGATCATCAGCCCATTTTGCTGTGAGATAGTCCACCACCAGCATCAGGTCTTCAGCGCTGTAGTCTTCTGACAGTCTCCCCCTGATGTATCCCAAAACGGTTTTGTTTCGCCCACCCTTCCCGTATGACGATCCAGTAACCTCGTTGAAATGGGATAAGACACGAATTGCCGGATCGATGTCGTCTGGTTGCGGCGCAACCGGACAAATAGGGTTTTTAATATCTGTAGTATTCTCTGTTGTATTCTCTGTAAGAACATCAGTGCATTTTGACCTGATGAGAGCGGTTCGTTTTGACCCGTTGGAGCATTTCACTTTGACCTCTTCCATCGGTTCATTTTGACCTGATGGAAGAGTGCATTTTGAACTCTTCGATTTGGTCACTTTGACCTCATCTAAAAGCTCGCTTTCGTAGTTGATCGTGTAGTAGTTCGTCATGTCGCGCTGAGATTTGTTCAACTGCTCAACTTTGAGCACGCCGAGCTGCTTCAGGCGGGTGAATGTGCGCTTCAGCGTAGACTCAGACCAGAACGGGAACTGCTCCAGCCACTGCTCTGTGGTGTTGTAAATCCAGCGCACGCCGTCACGCTCCAGTCCGGAGGTGGTTTCTTTAAGCCAGTAGTTCACCTGCTGCAACGCAATGGCCTCATTCAGGCCAATGCTGTATGCAAGGTCAGGGTTTATCACTATCGGCCGGGATGGCATCAACAGGCTCATGGTCGTCCTTTAACTCTGTAAATTTACGCTGGAATTGCTCAAGAGGGCTGAAGCACTCATGATCGTACCCTTCGCGGAGGTATATAACGCGTCGGGTCTCGGGCTCCCATCTGATGACGCGCACCGGGACGCCATAGTGATCTCTGAAACGCCGGTTAAGTTCTCGCATAGCGCTCTCCCCTTCCGACGCCAGACACCCACAATCGCCATTGCCCTACTGTGGTTACATGGAACCCAGCGGCCTGATACCATCCGCTCATACCGAAACGACGAGGTTCCAACAACGGGAATACCGCGGAGTTGCGGGAGACGGTTGTTTACCGTTACACTGTTCATGCGTTAGTTTCTCCACTGATACGACACGCCAAGGGGCCCGGAGCTGCACACTCGCGGGCCTCACCCTCTTCTGGGAGGCAATAAACACGGGAAATAAGGTTCAGTAACGTCATGAGAGTAACCCTGAACTGATATGCGATATCGTTAAGACTTTGCCACTCGCTCCGGTCAACTACACCATCTTCAATGTAATGACGGTAAGCATTGACCAGCTCACCAAGTCTCCCCACCAGCTCGGCCAGCTTCAGGCCAATCTCTTCGTTTCCATCATCAGGCACGGCGCCGGGAACGTGAATTCCGTTATCAGTTTCACGAGAGTACGCGTCAGCGATGTAACTTACGCCAGCAGCTCTCTGAAGCACCATTGCCCAGCCCATTGGAAAGATCTGGTCGCCACCAGCACGAAGGCGGTTAAAGAGTGAGTTCTGGGTTTCGTCCAGAATCTCCGCCGCTTCAGCGTATCCGCCAGGCAACGCGGCAATCGTCTTCCTGATTGCGGCCACCAGCCAGGCTGGCTGCTTCTCAACTTTCCATTCAGGTTCTATACCCACGGTCATATCCTCTTTTCTGTGGTTATGTTATGCCGCTGAATCATTTACCTTTTCAGGGCGATCGGGATTGGCGTTTTCCAGTAACCAATCAGCAGTGAATTTCCCCGCAGAATTAGCTGCAAGTAGTTCTGCATATTTCGTTTTTTTTGTGTATTCGGTGCGCGGAAGGCAGGTGTTTTTAACCCACCTGTGAACAGCTACCGGGGATAAACCACAAATTTTTGCTGCTGCTGTTTGTCCACCAACAGCGTTAACCGCAATCTCGACAGCGTTCATTAGCTCTCCTGAATCATAAAATTAACCACAAGTTAATATTAAATATTAACTGACAGTAAAGTCAAGTTCCCGGATATTTAACTAATGGTTAAAAGAGACGAAACAAAAGAAGGCTTCACAGCCAGATTACTGCACGTTTGCCAGCTTGCAGGGTTAACGGGGCGCGGAAGAAATAAAAACCTTGCGGACCTGCTTAATAAAGCTGGGGTAGAGATAACTACACCCGGAGTTTGGAAGTGGTTCAATGCCCAAGCCATACCGGACAGTCAGAAAATAGTAGCCCTCAGCAAGGTGCTTGGTGTCCGTGCGGAATGGTTGGAGTACGGTGTAGGTGAGCCCACAGACTCAGGGGAAGTGAAACGTATGGTTAATAATTCTGATCAGGATGTTTACCGCGTCGACGTTCTCGACCTGACTGTCAGTGCGGGCCCAGGCTCGTTCATGATTTCTGAGTTTGTAGAAGTTCTGCATGCTATTGAGTTCACAGGTGAACATGCGCGCTCCCTCTTTGGTAACCGACCTCAGCACGATGTGAAGGTCATGACTGTAGACGGTGACAGCATGTGCCCAACGATTCAATCTGGTGATCGCCTCTTCTTTGATGTGTCAGTGAGGAACTTCAAGGTTGACGGAGTTTATGCATTTGTTTTCGGGCAACACTTTCATGTCAAGCGCCTGCAAATGCAAGGATTACAGTTAGCCGTACTTTCAGATAACCCGGCATACAAAGACTGGTATGTAACTGAAGAGAATCAGGACCAGCTATACATCATGGGGAAGGCGCTGATCCATGAGTCGATAGCTTATAACAAGCTGTAGAGACGAAGTTGTGGCTGGTGTGATAGTGATCATCATTCTCAGTGATTGATGAAAATCATCATAAAGTTTGTGTTCATTCTACCGATTTTATGTATATTCATAATGTGCGCGCGATATAGAGATGTTTCCGGTCAAAGTCAATTAATACATTGCTAAATCGTGCTTATTGAGCGGAAATCGTCCAATTCGCATTGAAAAACGGTTGGAGAGATCCTATATAAGGAGTATAGTTAGTGACCCAAAACGTACTGCCAATCAATCAGCGCCTCCACGATCAGGCTGTTGATGAGTTCAATCGCCTGCATGGAACAATGATTGGCGAAATTAGCGCAATGTTGAAAACCGCTAAAGTGGCACCTCTGGTAGACCTTCGCAAGAAGGATCCAACGTTTTCAAATGTTGTCGCAGAATTGAGAATGTTCCGAGATGTGTGTTGTGCCCTTGCGCCGCACTTTCTCGTGGACAAAACTGGCGAAATCGCTGACATCGACAAGTTACTAACACTGGCTAATGACCTGGCTCAAGCCATCGACGCTGATGACCCTGACGCACTATGCGCAGCTATAGCAGCCCTTGATGTAGAGCCTTATATTTAATGAGGGGATCAAAATGACTAAAGAGTTTGACTATGCTACCGTAAGTAAGCTTTTGGCTGAAATGCGCGGATGTGTAGAGCGCGTTCAAAATCTACGCCGCGACTTTGAAGCTCGAATCAGTCATTCACAAAAAGCTGCCTGATTTTTAAATCAGATTTGTAAAGACCCGGCCACCGCGCCGGGTTTTTTATTGCCCACCCATAAAGCTATCCGCCATTCTGCCGATAACTATTCAGCCTGAAGCTGATAACAATAACTATCGCAACACTACCTGCCCGCCCGTGCGGGCTTTTTTATTGCCCTTTCCGCACTATCTCAGCTGCATCCCTGTTCACACCCTTCCCTATCACGTTTCCTGTTTCCTTCCGGTACTGCTCCAGCTTGCCGATGATGTTTTGCTGGGTCATAGGTAAATCTGCCAGTGACAACTCCATGACCGCCCGCCCCATCGCCTGAATTTTCATGCTTATACGCTCTTCATCCAGAACCATGCACATCCCTCCTGCTGTTTTTTTAAGCATAGCACTCATGATTTACAAAAATAAATTCATTTAGTTATCATTAATTTATAACTTATGTGATTGATATTATAAATTAGGTTATTGCCATCACTCATAACTAAGGTTATCTTTAACCCATCGAAACGAAACATCGACAGCTGAGCGAAGTTAGCCAGCGGCGAAGTGGAGATTCGGTCAGTCGAACGGCGCGACAGTAAACCATGCGTCGGACCATAGGCGGGCTCAGGAAGAGCGGCAATTATGGCAAAGCGAAAAAAGATTTATTCCAGTCCATTCGAAGCTGAGTGGGCTGTGCTGAATCACAGAATCTTTCACGCCCGATTGGGCATCACGTTTAAATGGCTAGCCGCTGCCACCCTTTTCGACGCGGCGCACCGTATCGGAGGAGTTATGTAACAGGTAACAGTGACGACTGAAAACCAACATCGAGGAATAACTTACAGCTCCAAACAGGAAGAACATGCAAAGCCTGCTCATCCTGTCCCTATTGCTAACGGTATGGCTTAGCCGCGATGCAAGAACGCAGCGAGAACCTTCAGAAAGCAAGCAGATCGCTATCTCAACCAGCTTAACGCGCTCAAGTAGCGCAGAGGCACATCATTTCAGGTGATGGGTTGTGGGGACATATAAATCTGATTTAAGCCCGGTCGCCCATGCCGATTCATGGGCAGTTATACCTCAGTCGCTTCACCGAGGCGGCTTAGTTATGACACCCGGCGGCTATCCACCGCCCACTAGCGCAGAAGTCTTGTTTAACGTTCGGCGGCGCGGCCTTAAGCGCGGAGATGATTATGAAGAAAGTTTCGCTTTCCAGGCATCGCTATAGCCTTGACTGGTTCACTGTCGACCAAGTTGAAGTCAGTCTTGATACGTGCTGGCACTACGAAATGCAGTTCAGGCTCGGGTGCTGGTATTTGATGCATCGCCAATATGACAAATCGCAAGAGAAGTGGCTAAACCGTTCCGAATTGGATTTCCGTCTTGACGACCCTGCTGATGCGGTAATGAAGCTTGGCGACAGGGTTTATTGTTTTAGCAAAATTCACGATGAAAACCTTTCAAAAGAGGTTTCAGACCTTATGAAGCGTGTATCCGCTCGCTCGGAGGCCTCATGACAGTCACCCACAACGGCAAGCAGTACACCGCCAAAAAGCTCAACGATAACGAGTGGCAGTTGACGTCGGTGTCGGCGCCGCGGGAAAAAC